AAGATATCATCGTTGGTGATTACCAGATTGGATATAGTGTTACTAATCGATATGTGTGGGATGTTGAAGCGGTGATAGATGACTTGAGAGAAAGGAATATGCTTGATTTGTTAAGTCTGTCTTCTGCGAAGGCGTTGAAATACGATTGGATAAAAGACAGGGCATTGAAAGAGATAAAGAAAAGCACTACCTTCAGGATAAAAAAGGTTGCACGCAAGAAAAAGTAAGGGTATAATGAAAGCAGGGAAAGGCAGGCTAATAATGGATGTAAGAAAAATAAGCCAGAGAGAGTGCAAACCCTCCCAAAACTCCTTGTTTGGGTCTGCCTTTCCCGACTCTCTGGCTTTTTTGTGTCCTGCGGGGATTGGCCATCCTCTCCTAACTCCCCCCCAACCCCGCAGGGCATTCTTTTACATTCTCTACCTGTCTGGTGACATTTTTATTTTGCGGGAGGTTGGGTATGAGTTTTCATAAACACATCGCAAGTTTGCTTGGTGGTAAATTGATTGCTTTCAACGTTAAGTTATCAAAGGCTCTCGGAGATGATATCCCGGGAGCTTTGTTTTTAGGGCAGTTGCTTTACTGGTGGGACAAAGGGAATCATCAAGACAAAATATGGAAAACCGATAACGATTTTTACGAAGAGTGCGGATTAACCCCTAAACAATGTAAAAGAATAAGGAAGAAACTGATAGAACTTGGGTTGATTGAAGTTAAAAAAGAAGGGATACCCGCCAAAAATTATTATTATCTAAAAATTGAGGCTATATCTAATTTGGTATGCAATGGGCTAACAAGAGAGGACAAAAGGGACTCACTGGTGAATACCGAAGGGACTGACAGGACAAGCCCAAAGGGACTAACTATTACAAAGCATACACAAAAGAATACAACAAAAAATAATAATATAATGTCCGAACCGATAAAATCTGGTTCGGACAAATCCTACGAGGAAAGAGTCAATGATTTCTTTAATAGAGTTAAAGATGAGCCTTTTTACAAGGATTGGTTGGAGGCGTTTCCTGACGTATGCAATGATCGGGAGTTGTTTAAAGCGAAGGCGTGGTTATTAGCAAACAAGAGGAAGGCAAAAAAGGACTTTAAGCGGTTTCTGTATAATTGGTTATCTAAAGCACAGGACAAGTTCGATAGGATTAGGATAGCAGGGAGAATATCCGGGGGGGCAAAGGAAAAGATAGGAGGGATCAGTAGAGAGGAGATAATTGAGTTTCGGAATAAAATGAAAGAGATAGCAAGGAAAAAGAGAATGGAACAGGAAGGAGGGGAGTATGTGGCTGGTTGAGGCTGAAAAACAAAGTGGCGGGCAGTTAATACAATCGTTGTTTATTGACATAAAACTGAAGTTCGCGAAAGTGGGGTGGGAAAATGAAGAGTGGACGCCCTTAGAGATAGGATGGATTGAGGAATACAGAAGAAAGGCTGAAAGGGCTGATTTAAGGGAGAGGTCGGATTTGTGGGAAGGGTTATACGATATGATTGGGCAGAAGATAAAGAAGTATGAGGGGTTGCTTTTGGAGTCGATATGTTTATATAGATGGCTTCGGGAGGTGAGTATTGCGTGGAACGAAGAAGTTGAGGCGGTGGTTAGCGAGAAGGAGAGGCAAGCGATTAAGAAGATCCCTGATGCCCAGCAGTATTTAGCGAGGGTATATAACAAGGCCAAAAAATTGCTCGAGCAGGCAGGAATGAGGTGGATTCCGTTATTAGACGAGAAGGCGTATATAAAGAAAGCATTGGAAAGGAGGGGAGATGTTCAAGGTGGTCAAGATTAAAGAAGATGTCTCCCGAAGGTGGGAAGGGAGGCTGTATTGGGTCTTTATGAGAGATTTGTTGAAAAATCGCAGTTGTAGGGCATATGTCGGAGATAAATTTAGGAACTGGAAACGATGGGAAAGAATTATTCGCAAATGGGAAGAGGGGGAGGAAGTTGTTTTAGGCGGGTTAGTGTATAAGGACGAAAAGAGAGGGATCATAGATGGGGATAGTTTAGTTTTTATATCTAACGGGAGGGTAGGATGAATGATTTCTGGTGTTTTGAGGTAAAGGGCAAGCCTATACCTTTAGCCAGGGCAAGATACACCAAGAAGGGGTATTTCTACACTCCAGCAAAGAGCAGGCGGTATGAAAGGGCAATAAGAGATTGCGCTTTAGAGGCAGGGCTACGCAAGATACGCAAGGATGAAGTGGTTAAGGTAGAGTTGTTGTTTGTCAGGTCAGATATCGCAAGGTGTGATATAGACAATTTAATCAAGGGGGTGCTGGATGGGTTGCGTAAGTTCTTTAATGACAATCGGGTGTATGACGTTTGGGCGAGGAAAGAGAAAGGAAAAGATGAGAAAACGGTTGTATTGCTGAGGTATGTTAGAGTTGAAAAGAAAAAGCGCAAGAAAAACAAGAAATAGTTCATCCCCTAACGGGAGGAGGTCTGCCACCTACTCCTCCCGTCGCCCCTCAATGAAGTGCGATAATTGCGGGGAAGAGGGGAAAGTTGTGGTTGTATTGTTCAATGGGGTTCAGTTATGTTCAAGGTGTTTCAGGGAAATGTGGAGGGGGATATGAATTATATAGACGCAGGAAACACTTGGATAAACTTGGATAACGTGGAGAGAATGTCGGCAAAGCCTATTGGGGATAAGGTTGCGATTGTGTTCAATTTTGTTTCGGGGGATGAGGTCCAGGTCTTGATGGATAAGGGGAAGGAAAAAGAGTTGCGGGGCAGGCTATTTAACGAAAGGGGGCGATGATGTTTTGGTTGGGGCTTTGGATAGGGGCTAATATTGGTTTGTTGTTGGGTGGTATTGTTTTAGGTGCTGGAGAAAGAGGGGAAAAGAAAAAGCAGATTTTGAAAGGGGCATTATCAGAATGTTGCGGTGAGGAGGTTATACTGGAGTATAGTTATAGATGTAGTGGGTGCGGGCATTATTGCAGGGTAAGGGAGGTGCGGTGATGGAACGAAAATATGATTATGCTTGTTCAAGTTGTTTATCTGACGATGAAAGATTAAACGGAGTTGGTAAATGGGAACAAATACACTTTTCTCCATACAGCGTTGTGGTCAGTGAGAAACAAGGAGGTGGAAAGTGACTAAAAACAAATTGAAGGAGGTGAGATTATGCGGTTGCATAAAAGGATTATTCGGAAACTTTTAAATAATTTTGGAGGTAAAGAATATGTCAAACCTCTTCAAGATGGCAAATCAACGAGGGTTTATGAAGTAGTTTTCGATGGAGACAATAGTGCGAATCTTTTTGTTTATAAAGTGAAGAAACGTGATGGGGAATTATATTGCACTTCTTTCTTAAGGTTATTCAAGATTACAGATATCAAAAGAGACATACAGAATAGAGTGATATCTTATGAGATTGAGTAAAACCGTGTTGTGGTCATTGCCCTGCCTGAGGTAGTTTCTGTTTTTGAGGTTTATGTGTCTGATTTTTGAGGTTTTCTGTTTGCTTTTACCACTAATTTGGACGAATTGTTGAAAAAATGTGGAAAAAGATTGAATTTTTGTGGAAAATCGCTACAATGGAGTTGAGATGAGGGTAAACGGAGTGGACAAAAAGAAATTGTTCCTTGAGGCTTATCGCAAGTCTTTTGGGAACATTTCGGCTGCTTGCCGGGCTGTGGGTATTCGCTCAAGGACGACTGTCTATAAGTGGATGAAGAGGAATAAGCGGTTTAAGAAGGCGTTGGACGAGATTGATCAGTCGTTTGTTGAGTTTGTGGAGAGCAAGTTGTTTCAGAAGATAAGCGAGGGGAATTTGCAGGCGATTAAGTTCTTTCTTATCAACCGGGCGCCAGACAGATGGCGGGATGGTTCGGTTATGATTCAAAATATCGTCCAGAATCAGATTAAGGGGGGTGAGATTGACGATTCTGACCGAGAATTACAAGAGGACTTGCTCGGGCAGTTGCGAGAGAGATTCGGTTTTTAAGGTTTCGTTTGTGCATTTCTTGTTTGGGGTGTTCTCCATCGGCGTTAAGCGTGTTGATGGAGATTTTTTATTTGGGGATCATCTGGTTGAGTGGGCTTACCGATTGCAGAGGTTCAATCGCACGGCTACGGTTTCGGCAAGGTTTCATCTTAAAACGACCGTTGCGCTGGCCTACCTTGCTTGGCAGTTATATCGCAACGATAGGGCCTATAACGATTGGCTGTATATGGCTTATAAGTCTGATCTTGCGGGGAAGCAGTTAAAGAGGTTGAAGCGGTATCTTGAGGCGAATCCTTACTTTTCCCGATTCAAATCGTTGACTGAGGCGGAGGGGATTATTCGGATGGTTGACGAGCAGGGGAGGGAATTTATCGTTGAGCCTGCGGGTGTTTTGGCCTTTAAGAGGGGCCAGCACCCGGTTGGAATTATCTGTGATGACATCTTAAAGGATCCTGAGAACAGGCTTAATCTAACTCAGATTGAGAAGATTAATCGGATTTTCTTGGAAGAGGTGGAAAGTATGCCTAAGGAGGAGTTGCATTTATTTGGCACTCCTCAAGATGAACGGGATTTATTTGGTCTGTTGAAGGGTGTGAAGGAGTATGATTTGCGGGTGTATCCTGCTGTTTTGAATTGGGATGAGAAAAGGGTGCTTTGGCCGGAAAAGTGGAGTTGGGACTCTTTGATGGAGAAGAAACGAATAATCGGGGATAAGGCGTTTAACAAGGAATTCTTATGTCGGCCGGTTCGGAGTGAGGAGGGCTTCTTTTCTGTTGAGCAGATTGATAGTGCGATTGACCGGACTTTACGGAATTACAACATCTTCAGGGACACATACGATCTGGAGGGGGATTGTTTCTGTGGTTGGGATTTGGGTAAAAAGAGGCATCCGAGCCACTTTGTTGTTTTCAGGTATGACTACAAGCGGGATGTGCTGGAGCAGGTGCATAGTAAGTGGTTTGACGGGGTGGATTACAACGATCAGTTGGCGTATGTGAAGATGGCAATGGAGTTCTTTGGGGTGTTAAACGGCAAATACGATAATACTCGTGCGGAGTTGGAGGGGTTTGCTGAGAGGGGTGAGGTGCCGGAGGGGTTGGAAGGAGCAGTGTTGACTGGGAAGTTTAGGTGGGAGATCGCAAGCGTGATGGATAGGTTGTTCTCGGAAGGGAAGGTTAGGTTGTTGAATGATAGCAGGCAGAGGGGGTCGCTATTGAGTATGGATAACGATTTGAATTCACCTGAGACGATAGAAGGACACGGGGATGCTTTCTGGTCTATTGGGCTTGCGTGTAAGAGTTTTGAAGAGGGAGCGAGGGCTTTCGTGTATTGAGGGGGTATAGATGGGGTTGGTTGATTGGGTTTTGGGTAAATTGGGATTGGTGAGGAAAAAGAGTTGGGAGCAGTTATGGGCGTCTGTGATGGAGGATAAAGTTTTGTTTGGAGGTGTGTCTCCTCGCCAGCCTTATCGTCAGGTGAGCAATGTCTATAAGGCTATCAAGGCGATTGCGGATAATGTTCCGCAGGCGGAGATCGTGTTAAAGAACTGGCAAACTGGCGAACCTGCAGAGGATTCGGATCTTGAGAGACTGCTGGAGAATCCGAATCCATTTATGTCCCGGTCGGATTTCTTGCAGGCGGTGGTGGGGTTCTATGCGTTATACGGGGAGGCGTTTATCGTTAAGGATATGGACACGGTAGGGCAGGCGACGGGGAAGAAGTTGCCTTATGGCTTGTATGTGTTTAATCCGAGCAAGTTCGAGCCTATCGTTGAGGGCAACGGCGACAAAAAGGAGTTAAAGGGATGGCGGTTCGGGAATACGAGTTTTGGTTTGCAGGAGGTTATTCACTTGCGGGACTTCAATCCCTACGATGAGGTTAGGGGGTTGTCTCCTCTGGAGCCTGCGGGGTTGAACATAGATGTGGATTACGCTGCTTTGCTTTACAACCGTGCGTTCTTTGAGAACGACGCAACGCCGGGGCTGGCGTTGGCGACTGACCAGAAACTTAACGAACAGATTGTTGAGCGGATCAGGAAGAAGTGGGAGGCGAGGCACAAGGGCGTGGGAAAGGCGTTCAGGGTGGCGATTCTGGAGGCCGGGCTTAAGCCGGTTACTCTGTCGTATTCGCACAAGGATATGGACTTTATTGAACAGAGGCGGTATGCGAGGGAGGAGATTTTAGGGATTTGGCGGGTGCCAAAGGCGTTGTTCAACATCACTGAGGATTTGAATTATGCGACTTTTATGGGGCAGATGAAGATATTCTGGCTTTATACGATTGCCCCTATTTTGCGAAAGGTTGAGGATGCTTTGAATAGGGGGTTGGTTTATCCGTATAACAACCGAATCTATCTTGAGTTTGATTATTCTAATGTGCCGGCATTTCAGGAGGACTTTAAAGAGAAGGTTGAAGTGGCAAAGGTTCTGTTTGAGATGGGCTTTACTGCGAATGAGATTAACGAGAGGCTTGGGCTTGGGTTTGAGAATAAGCCTTGGCGGGATGAGTGGTGGATACCGGTTACTCTGCTTCCTGCGGGGAGTTCGGGGAATGATTCTGGCGGGTCGGATGGGAAGAGCGTGGATAAGAGCGTAAAAACCGATAGGGAGGCTCTTGACGATTTGAAGCGT